CCGCGCTTAATTCGTACCAATTCCACTTTAGAAAGCGCAGGCCGCCGAACGGATCTTTTTTGTCGACCGGCTCGACGTCGACGCCGCGAAAGCCGATCGAGACACCGCGCACCAAACCGACCTTGATCGATTGCCAGGCCTCATCGAGCCGATCCTTGAGCGTGCCGGGCTCATCGATCTTTGCGATCCGCGCGGTGAATGAAATGCCATCATTGGAAACCTTGGCGGCCGTGACCTGGCCGATTGGCTCGGCCGAGCGGTGTTGCCATAGCAAGGGCAGCGGCAGATCAAAGGCCGCGCCGTCAGGCATCATCTGATCGCCGACGCGGTCGGTTTTCGGAGTGCTGGCGATGCCTTCAATGATGCGTTGATCGCCGGCGTCGACCGTGCGCTTGACGACGAACGTCGACCAGGCGCGCAGCTCTTTGGTCATGGCCTTGTTTTCCCACATGCTGTTACAGATCGCGACGGCCTGATCCTGATTGCTGGCGGTGCCGTCATCGAGCACGATCGGAATGCAGCGCGATACGAAATCGTCACGCGATTCGTTTTTGCCTGGTGTCGGCATAGCTCGAGTCCTTATGCAAAGATCATCTGATAACTCGGCGCTTGCTTGGCCTGCCACAGCACGGTTGCGGCATTAAAAAGAGCAATGGCACCGTCTATTTTCAGATCGCCGGCGTTTTGTTTGGTCGCGCGTATAGCTGTGGCAGTAGGCTCGATGCGGAGATTCGCGCAGTACCAGCTCATCAGACTAGAGCCGGAATGTTTGAGCGCGCCGGATGCAAGCTTGCGCTCACAGTTTTTGATTGCCGTCATCAGCGGCCAGCCTTGCGGCACGCCGACCAGATTTTTGCGATCCGGCGTCACGCCGATTTCAGCAAGGCCGTCGACAAAATCGCCGATGCCTGCAGGATCGACACAGCAAGCGACTAAAACATCGCGCTCTTTGACAACGCGCACGATGTCGACCATTTCAGAAACGTCGGTCAGCTTATCGTCGACGATCGTCAGCTCGCCGGCGGCCTCGAAATCAAGAAGGGTTTGCGCGATCGATTTGCGACGATCGAGCACGCCGCGATGACACCAGGCATGCGACCAGCAAAGCCAGGTGTGAGTCTCGCGCTGGCGGCCAACCACTGCGAGCCCGAAAGTGTCGTCGAGCCCGCCGCCGTCAATTCCTACGCAAACCGCGTCGCATTCCTCGACGACCTTATCGAGCGTCAACGAGCTGTCGGCCTGTTGATCCCAATACTCGACGCCGGGCCATCTGTCCGATCGCAAGGCCTGGCCGATTTCGACGTTGAAGTGCTGCGAGGCCAGGAGTGCAATCGCATTCGCGCCCTCGCGCTCGGCGCTGATCAGCGAGCTGCGCAGGAACGCAAGATCGACCGAGCGACCTAAATTCGGATTGACCTTGTCCCAATATCTTTCATCGCGCCAATCACACTCGCGCGGTAGCTCATAAAGGATCGGCAGCAAAGGCCGAGGCAATTGCAGCAAGCCGTCGCGCACGTCGCGCGCTCGCGCCAGCTCGGCCTTAAATACTCCGCGAGGCGGGTCTTTTGATTGCGTCGTGATCTGTAAAAGGAAGCCGTCCCTGCGCGCAGCGAGCGCACCGCGCATTTCAATGAACAGCTCGGCCGCTTTTGCTTTGGTCGAAAACAAATGCGTTTCATCGATGAGCGTCCCGACGGGTTTTCCTCCCGTGATGACGTCCGAATCCGCAGCCTTAATTTGCAGGAACGCGCCGCTCTTTCGATGCGTCACGCGCCTGATGTTGTCTTGCACATGAAAAATATCATTGAGCGTCTTGTCGAGCCGAATAATGCCGCGCGCCTGGCGAAAGCTGATCCCGGCGACCTCGATGGTCGGCGCCAAAAAGTTAAACTCGGCATCTGGTCTTTTGTTGATCAGGATCGCGGCGACCATGATGCCGGCCGCCGCTGTGCTCTTGCTATTCTTTTTCGGGATTAAAAGAAAAAACTCACTGATCGATCTGACATTGTCAGGACCGAGGGAACCAAACAAAGCTTCAACGATAGCGAACAACCAAGGGCCGCCGGCGTCGCCAAAGCTTGGCGTGCCGATGACGTCGGGAATGCGCAGCCGTTTAAAAACTCGCAGGCCTCGGGCCGCCGCCGGCTTGTAGAGCGGCAAGGCCGGCACCAGCGGCAAACCGGCCAAAAGCCGCGACTCCCAATCCGGCAAGGCCGTTTTCCAGGCTGGCGGTGCGATTTCGAGGCCCTTTTGGCCGTTAACCTGGCTCTTTACAATACCGGGCATTATGTCCTATATTCTTGATCCGGCCTGGCTTTCAGGTCGAGCATTGCAAACAGGAAACAAAAACATGACCGACAAACTTGAACGATCGATCGTGACCGGCGCCGATCGCCTGATCGACGTCGCCGGCAAGACGTCAAATCACAACGTCAGGCTCGGCGTCGCGCAATTGCTGCTCGGCGCCGCCGCGCTGGCAAAGGGCACGGATATGGCGGAAAGCGATTTCCGCCAGGCCGTACACGTCGCCATCAAAACCGTGTGGCGGTGATCCGTGGCAAAGCGAAACAAAAAGACGATCGAGCAGCTCATCGCGCGCAAGCGCGAGTGTTTGCTGCGGGCTCGGCGTAATCTGGCCGAGGCGATCGAAATCGACGAGACGATCGAAAAAATGCGCGCCGGCAAGATCAAGTCGCCGACGCCGGCCGGCGTGAAAGTAAAACTGTCGACCAGCGATCGCGTGACCGCTGATGAGTTTGGCGACCTGGTGCCCACATTCAGCTCGACCGGCATCGGCGGCTTTGAATAAGCAAACAGAAAGGAAGGAAAACAATGGTTGCAATCGTCGACAGCAAGGCGGCCGGCATGCCGTCGAGTTGTAAAGGCCATTACCGCATCGTGCGTGTGCTCGATGTCGCCTATGACCTGGCAGCGCAGCACCAGCTCGGCAAGTGGAAACCGTCGAGCGTGCGCGACAAAGCGGTCAAGCGCGTCATCTGGGACTCGGGCCCGCAATCGGTCGGCAAGACCGCGCGCTGCGGATTCCAGCGCGCCCTGGTAAGGGCTCATGAGCTGGCCGCCGCCTATAACAACGCCGGCGACCAGGCCGAGGCCGAACAGATCATCGGCGCCGGCGGCAGCGCCTAAGTGAAACGCCGGCGTCGCCGGCGTAGGCGCGGGATGACCGCCGCGCCCTGATGATCAGGTCAAGCAAACAGGAAGGAAATCGGAATGCGTACATTTGAAGCCATGTGCGGCTTTTGGGACGATGGCGACGTTTGGGTCATCGATGACAACAAACGCGTCGCCAGGCTCGATCCGCACTTTGAAACGATCAACCATAGCCCGACCGGCTTTGCGTGGGGTTATGGCGGCAGCGGCCCGGCACAGCTCGCTTTCGCGATCCTGGCGTGCGTGATCGGCGTCAAGCGCGCCAGCGATCCGCACTTGTATCAAAACTATAGACGCCAGGTGATCGAGCGGCTTGATCAGAAAGCCGGCTTTGCCATCACCGAGCAGTCGGTGATCGATTGGTGCCGCGAGCAAACCGCGCTGCTCGACGCGATCGAGGAAGGCCGCGCGTCATGAGCACCAAACACCAGGTCGTCGACAGTCGCGGCCAAACCCACAAGCGTATAAGCCTGAATCGCGTTTATGCGTTTGCCACCGTGACGCACTATCCCGATTGGAAATCGCCGATCGATGGGCAAAGGCATCCCGGCTACTCAAAGGCCGAATGGTCGGCGACATTACAAAACGCCGAATATGCCAAACGGCGATCCGAGCGCTGCGGCCGCCAGGCCGAAATCATCGCCGCGGTGATCATATGAAACCGATCACTGTCACGTCGGGCCAGATCGATCTATTGATCGAGGCCTTACAAACACGCGCCGCGCGGCTTGAGGCCTATGGCCGGGCCAAGCCGCGCAGTGCCGGCGTCAACGATCGCAAGGCCGCAGCAATGCGCAACCTTTCGATCGCGCTCAAACGGTATCGGCAAAACGGCCAGGCCGCGCGCAATCCGACGCCGACCTGCGCCGACCTATGGCGCGGCTTTCAAGCGGAGGATGCCGAATGACAC